CCGTTATGAACGACGAGCCCGGCTACCGAGGCCGAGAGGACGGCTGAGATTGCGTCCTCCATAACGGAGCGAGGGTTAGAGGCCGGCATAATGCTCCCCCCGGGGTCAACCGTCGCGGCCGTATATAGCCTCGAACTGACTAGTCCCGGTCTTCGAGCCGAGTCGCTTTTTCATAACCGCCTCGATAACCTTCCGCATTGCCCGAGTTCGGTTCTTAATCGCCCGGTCGGTATAGCGAAGCCGGCTGTCGATGTTCCCCGCGTTGCCTATTGAGTTTTGAAGGGTAATGGCGAAATCGAGGTTCATAGGACTTGACGCGTTCCATTCGGTCGAGCGTCCGTTCCCTTTCTTTCCGCTAATCCAACTGTCAATCTGAGGCTCGCTAGTCCCGCCGGGCTTGGGAATCCGGAAGCCGGCATCAATCCAACCGCCCTTAACTTTGCCAATCCGGGAGATGAGCGACTTCCCTACCGAGTTGATTAGCGACCGGGTATCCTTCCGACCCTCTAGGACGATGAGTTGCCGGAAGCCTTGCTTCCGCGAGTAGGAATCCAACTCCTCCCGGTAGGGAGTCCCGCCGACTCCCCGGACGACCCGGAGGCTACTCGGCCGAACCCGGCCACCGGCGACACCGGCGAAGGTAGTTCCCCCCCCGCTACTCCTCGACTGAATAGAGGATTCTCCGTCGGGCTTAATGAACCTCTTAAGATTGTAGAGAGCCTTAGCCGGGTCGACGAGCGCGGCTCGCATAATGCGGAAGATGACCGAGCCGAAGTTCTCCTCCCGGTATTCGCCGGACTTAGTCTTTATCCGGGTAGACCTAACCTTCCCGCCGTCGCTAAGAGCCTCGATAGCCTGTCTCTCGACATCGGCTAGGGAGGTCGGGGTCTTCGTCCCTCCGAAGAAGTTCGACAACTTCGTTTGCTTCGTCGCCTCGCGTCTCCATTTACCGAGGAAGTCCCGGGCGAGGATGTTAAGGATAATCGGATTATCTAGGTAGGAAGCCTCGCGGAGAGAGAGACTCCCGGCCGAGCGATGGATTTTATGAAGGTCTTTAAAGATTCGCTTCTCCATCGTCTTTCGAGCCTTCGACTTTAGTCCGTTCTTCCCCCATAGGGCTCCCGCGTTGGGGAGCGCGAGGCCGGCTAGTTCGATTGCAAGCCGGCGGGACTCGGCTCGGAGAGCGTCCCGGACGGACTTCCCGGTCTCCCGGGCTATCCCGGACAAGGCTTGCCCGAACCCCTTAGCGTCGACCGAGTAGGACAGCCCGGAGGGGAGGGCAGATTGCCTCATTAGAAATCCCGGGGTTCGACATCGACGCGAACCCAAGCCGCGAAAGCCCGGCTCGAGACCGCGTTAATCGTGAACTCCCGCCCCTCGATAATGACGACCTCCCCGGTCTCCGGTAGCCCGGAGAAGGGAGCCGCGAGCAAGGTTGAACGGACGAACTTAACCGAGTAACTAGTCGAGTCCTTAAAGCCGCCGGCCATAAGGGACTCCCCGACTTGAGGCTCGGAGACGATAGCGGAGACCGGGTTCCCCCGGAAGGTAACAGTCCTCCCAATCTCCGAGACAATCTCGGAAGCGTCGGCCGCGAACTCGTCGAAGATACTCATCGGGTCAAGAGGTCAACTCTCCCTCGGGAGTCAATCGTCCCGGGAAAAGAAAAGGGCTCCCGGTTAGGGGAGCCCTTCGGCTAATCGGCTAGGCGATTAGTTACCGGGGTGGATAACAGGGACAATCGTGTTCTTGTTACCGAGGGCAACGCCGGTAAGCCACTCGAGCCGGAGGAAATGCTTGCCCGAGACCGGGTCGAAGAACTTCATAACGGCGAAGGAGAAGCCGGAGTCGGGGTCGGTCGCGACGGCGAAGTCGGCATAGGTAGCGGCCGAGACAGCGGGAGCGCGGTTGACGACGATAAACGAGGACTTGTTCCCGGCGATGCCGCCGAGGTCGGAGACGCCGGATTCGTAGGCGAAACTAGTCCCGCCGAGGAGCGAGGTCTCGTAGACATCGAGGCCGTGAATGCGGCCGACATTATTGTTCCGCATCACCTCGGAACCGCCGAGGGAGAAGACTTGAGCGACGGTGTTATCCGAGACGAGACCGCCGTAGTTGGCGACCGAGAGCATAAGGCTACGACCCTCGGGGGCGACATTCTTCGAGGAGAGTTGGGTCGCAATCGCGATGATATCGCTTCGGTCGAAGTCGCCGTCGCTGGCGAGCGAAACAGGGGTCGCGCCGGTGAGGTTGGTCGAGGTCACGAGACCGAAAGCCTTGTCGAAGATGCTCTTGACGACGGCATTAGCGGCCGGCTCGAGGAAGGTGTCGACGATGCGGTCGAAGGAGTAGGTCGCGGCTTCCTTCGGCTTAACCTCGATTTGGACATAGTCGGGTTCGCCGAGGGTGACGGAGCGAGCCTCGGAGACGGCATTCGAGGAAGCGTAGGAACCGGCATAGGTCGAGGCCGTGAAGGGCGACGCGATGCGGGTTACGACGGTCTCGCCGGACTGAGCGACATCGGCCGAGAAGTCCGTCGAGAGGACTTGGAGGCCGGCCAACTTGGGGAGGAGGGTCTTAAGACCGGCTTGCGCGATGATATCGGCAGAAAGACCGGCAAAGTTATTGGTGGACATAGTAGTTATTTACAGGGTGAAAGGGATTAGCGACCGACGAGGATTCGCTCGAATCGGTTATAGAACTCGGCCTTAGCCTTCGGGTCGTCGATAGAACGGAACTCGGCGAGAAGTTCGTCGCGGGAGCGAGGAGCCTCGACAGCGGCGGCGGGAGTCGCGGCGACCGGGGCAGGGAGCCCGGCGGCGGCGACAATCTTCGCGGCTTGCTCGTTAGCGTCGACCTTCGCGGTCTCGAGTTCGGCGACCTTGGCGGCGAGCGTGTCGCGCTCGGCGACGGCGGCGGCGAGGTTAGCGGAGGTCTCTTCGAGGGAAGCCTTCGACTTCTCGAGGGAAGCGACAGCCTCGGCGAGCGCGGATTCGGCGGCGACGGCCTTAGCCTCGGACGCGATGGCGCGGTCTTCGGGGCTGAGGGTTTCGGAATGTTCCGGGTTCATTATCTTTCCCCAAACGGTAAAGTTTTTATCTCAGCGGGAGACCTTCTCGAACTTCGAGAGAAGGGCATTAAGGGAGTTGGCCGTCCCGGTCGCGAGACCCTTAGCGACAGCCTCCCGGCCGGTGAAGACTTGACCCTCCATCGACTCGGCCGCGACACCCTTGCGGACGGACTTAACAGCCGTCTTGAATCGGGAATGAACCTCATTGATGGCGGCTTGCATAATCTCCTTCTCCTCGTCGGAGACAGTCGTCCCGGGGACGAAGCCGGCCTTATGCTTACCGGCTCGTAGGACTTCGACTCTTAACCCAAGTTGCTCGAGTTGCTTAGTCCGGTCGACCCAACTCACGAGAGCCCCGATGGAGCCGACCTTCGCGCTCGGAGCGACGACGACCTCGGTCGCTTGTGAGGCAACCCAATAAGCCGCCGAAGCCGCCATCCTGCCCGGGGCGACATAGGAGATGACCTTCTTCTCCTTCGCGAGATTGCGGACAACCTCGGCGGCTTCCTCGACTCCCCCGACAGTCCCGCCGGGCGAGTTGAAATCGAGGACGACCCTCTTAATCCCGGGAGCCGAAGCCCGGCTCTCGAGCGTGTCGGCGAACTCGTTAACATCGAAGCCTCCGAGCATCTTCTCGAGGGGGGAGAAGTCCGAGCCGACGACCCCGACAAAGGGGACGACTAGGGTAGAGCCTCGGACATACGGCTCGACGGAGCCGGCCGAGAGGAGTTCGGCAACGGACGCGGCCTCGCTAGCCGGGCGAGACGCGACCGAGGTAACTCGCTCGATGAACTCGACCGCCTCGACCTCGCGGATAAGGAGGGGCTCGAGATTGAGCAATCCGAGAGCGAGGTCTTTCATTTCAAATCCCGGGCTCGTCAAGTTTCCCGGCTGTCGAGCGCGGCGAGTTTCTTATCTGCCCATTCAGCCGCCCGGAGAGAGCCGTCCGCGTCTCCCGCCCATAGTAGCCAAGCGACGAGTCCGGCTCCGGGATAACCGGGAGCCTTCGGGTTCCGGTTCTTCGGAGCGCGGAGGTCGGACTTGTGCCTCTTTAGCCAAGCCGACAGCCGGCGAAGTTTCTCGACAGTAACCTTCCCGGTCGACGCAATCTCCCGGGCTTCGTTAATCGTCTGCCTCTTGAGTCCGTCACCGGCGAAACCCTTCTCGACATAGGCGAGACCCTTACGGCAGTTGGAGCGATAGAACGCGGGGACGGAGACGGTCTCCGAGTCCGGGGCTTGCGCTCGCTCGGTAAGCCCGGCGAACTTAGCCTCCGAGGTCTCGACGAGTTCGTCGTCCTCCTCGTCGACCGGCTCGGTCGAGTCGTCGTCTTCCCCCTCGGAGTCATCCTCGACGGAGGGGTCTTCGGGTTCGCCGTCCTCGACACCGGGAGCCGGACTAGCCTCGGCCGTTCCCTTCTTAGTCGAGGGAGAGAAAGCCGGAGTCAGCCAAGCGAAGCCGGGCTTAAAGAAGAACTCGAGGGGGACTCCGGTCTCCTTCGAGACGCGCATAATCTCCGCGAAGTCTTGAGCGCGGCCGCGAACCTCCTTCGAGAAGTTGAGACCTCGCTCGGCGAAGTCGTCCTTAAGTCGCTTAAGTCCGAACTCGATGTCGCTCCGATTCGCGTTGGACTCGCGGCCGGCATCGACCGAGATTCGCCGGGGATAGACAAAGGCGAAGGACTTCTCCCACCCATCGACGGCGGGGAGTTTGCCCTTCTCGATAGCGTCGGCGATAACGAAGGCAGTCCATCGGCGAAGGAACTTCTCGATAGCGTTTTGCCGGAGACGGACGCGACGCTCGACCCGGGCGACGACGAGACGGACGACGGCTCCTCCCATCTTATTCGGGTCGATGAGCCAATCGGAAGGAAGCCCGGTCGCGACGAGGGAGTCGCGGTTAAGATGGTCGACGAAGCCGGTAAAGGTCGACGAGGGGCGGGACGAGGAGAAGGACTCGAGACGCTCTCCGGGAGAGATGGCGACGGTCACGCCGCCGGCGCGTCGGTCGATATCGTCGGGGTCGGTTCCCTGCCCGGCTGAGTTAGTCCCGAGAATCCCCGCGTCGTTCTCGTCGAACTCGCCGGCTTGTGTAGTTAGCGTCCTAGCGATTCGGCTATTTTCCTTAACCGCGACTTTCTCGGCCGCGAGTATTTCCTTAAGGTCTCGGAGCGTCGGGATAGCCGCGACAAGCGGAGAGATACCCCTCGCGCCGGAGTAGTGTTCCGGTTCGTAAATATGAGAGACAGCCGACGCGGGAATCTCCCGGGTTCGTCCGTCGTCCTCGATAACGCGATAGGCAACCGGGCGACCGACGGAATCAAACTTGATGCCATCAACCCAACCGGGCTCGGAGTTCGAGGGTGAATACTGCCCACCCATCCCGACCCGGTGAGCCTCGAGGAGTTGGACTTTCGGATTCCCCATCTCGTCCCGGACGAAGACGGCCATAATATCTCCGTCGACATCAATAGCCCGGCAGATGAGATGCTCCATCTCGACGAGCGTAAAGCGTCCGCAAATCGTCGGGGCGATATTGGCATCCTCGACGATTGCCTCGGCCTTAGTCCGGTAGTCGTCGTCCGGGTGCTGAATCTCCGGAGTTATGCCGGTATCCCCGACCGCGTAGGTCGCGACCTCGGAGACATAGGCTCGGACTACGCCGGAGGACTTCTCGAGCGACCGGAGGAGCCGCATCAACTCGATGCGGTCGGCCGAGGTCATCTCCTTACGGAAGTCGGCCGGGGCTGTATGGTTAACCCGGGCGCGAGCGTAGGACTCCCGGACGCTATCGAAGTTCGACGCTCGGGGAGCGAGGAGCCCGGCTAGGTAGGCTCGGGCTCGGGTGATTAGGGAGGCTCGGGGTCGGGGCATTAGGAGAAGTCTTTACCTCGGAGGTCGGAGATTAGGAATCTACGGCGACGACCCCAAACCTCGGGGTTCAGTTTCCTCAGCGCGAACTTAACTTCGTCGAGGACTACATCGACCGGGAGTGTAAAGGCTTTCCCGACCGAGGTTCCCGAGTCGGAATAATTAAGGACGACGAGACCCTTCGAGATTGCCTCGCGAGCCTTGTCGCGAATCGAAAGAAGTTCGGCTTCGGTAAAGCCGATGTCCGCTAGGATGCCTCGAGCCATTTAACCTCCCGGCTCGGGAAAAGAAAGAGCCCCGGGGTCTCCGGGGCTCGTGGCCGGCGAGGTTCGGGGCTTAGGCTCCCCGGTCGCGGACGACGGCGAGGAGGGCGAGGAGGGTCTCGTCCGGGACGCGAGCCCCGGTGGGGATTCCGAGGAGGCTCTTCGCCCCCCTCCTCCAATCGGCTTGGAAGCCCGGCGCGGACTTCGACTTGTAAGGTCGGAAGGTCGCGAGGGCGGTTCGGGCTTGTGCGGCGGCGGCGAAGCAATCGAGATTGCGGAGCCGGGCTTCGACGAGTTCGAGGTAGTTCATCGGTTGGGTTGGGTTAGGAGTTAGGCGACCTCCGGCACAAGCCGGACACCGGCCGCAATCGCGGCGGCTCGGGCGCGGAAGAACTTAATCCGGTTCTTCCGGTTCGGGGTGTTCTCGAGCCGGAGTTCCGCGACGCGGAGGTCTTCGGCGGCGATTTGCTTCTTCTTGTCTTGGGTGTTCATCGGGTGGGTTGGGTTGGGGAGATTAGCGGACTTCGCCCTCGTAGGTCGGGACTTCGAGTTCCCGGGCGAGTTGATGGAGCCGGGACTGAGCGAGGCAAGTCGTCGTCGAGTCGAGACCGACCCGGGCGAGGGTGAGGTTCGCGACGCGGAAGGCAGATAGAGCCTTCTTGCTTCCGGCCTCGGCGACGAGGGCGGCTAGGAGGGCTCGGGTAGCGGACTCCTCGATTTCGAGGGCGGCGGCGAGCGGGGACTTGGTAGGGTTGTTCATCGGGTTAGTTATTGGGTTGCCCGGATAGTTGAACCCAACCGAACCCCATCGTCAACACCCAAATAAAGAAAGTCCCGGAACCCGCATAAATACAGGGAAAGAAACTTATTCCGAGGTCTCGTCCCCGGTGTCTTCCTCCTCGACCGGAGGGGTCTCCCCGGCCGGCTTCGGCTTCGCGTCCTTGCCTATCAAACCGAAGGCGAGAGCCGGGAGGATTTGAATAACCTCACAGTCGAAGAGGTGATTCGCTCTCTTGCTTTGAACCTTCCAAATCGGTCGACCCGATGCGTCGAGGACGCGACGCTCGGAAGTCATTTGCGCGGAATACTCGTCGCCGGCATCGTGAGGGTAAGTATGACGACCGGAGCGACGGAGCCGGTAGAGGATATCCTTAAACGGAAGATTCCCGAAATAGTAGACGCGACAACTCATCTTGCCCGACTCGACGACTCGCGGCCGGGCATAGGGTCGGAACTTCGTAATGATTTTCCCGGAGGCTGTCTTGACGCGCCAAGGGAACTCGTTTCGCCGGTCGCCGCGTGTCGCGTTCCAACCGAACCGGGAGGCTTGTCGGGTGACTGTGTCGGTTTGGTCTCCGGAGTCGACGAAGACGAATGGGGAGATAATCCCGAACTTCCTCCGATATTCGTCGACCTCGTCGAAGGTCGTTAGGAATGTCCAATCGAGGAGCCGGCTCCGGCCATCCTCGCTCCAACTCCGGACGAGCGCGAAGAAGCCGTTCCTCTGAACATCGACCGAGAGGAACCGGAGTCGGACGATATCCTTCGAGCCCTCCGAGTAGGACGGCTCGACCTTCCGGGTTCGGAGATTGTAGCCGCCCTCGTCCGGCCAATCCTCGCCGCGCTTGTAGTTCCCGGCCGGAATCTCCGTAGCCGAGTCGATGCTCGACGGAGACCAAGCGACCGCCTCCTCCTTCTGTTTGAATATCCTCATAGGTTCCTCATCCCCCGCGTTAAGGGCTAGCCGGGCTCGCCCCCATTCGCTAGCAATCTCCCCCCAAGGGCGAGCGACGAGCGAGGTATAATGGAAGCCGCGAAGCCGGGGACTCGCGTTCATATTCTGAGCGACATACTCCGAGCGCGAGTTGAGTAGAGCCCGGGTCGAGGGCTTGTCCTCGAAGAGCGAGCCGCAACCGCAACAGGCTAGCCGCGTCGACGACTCGAGGAGACGGAAGTCGAAGCCCTCCGGGGTAACGGCTCCGTCGGCGAACTTGAGATTTCGCATCTCCCAAGGCTGAACCCGTCCGCAATCCGGGCAGGCGAAAGACCATTCCCGGCGGTCGGTCGTCGCGAAGATTGAATCCCAATCGTCCCCGACGATGCCGGCTTGACTCTCGAGAATATGCTTTCCCGCCCATTCAAAAGCCTTCGTTCTCTTGAGAGCCTCCGCGAGACGGCCTTTCTTCCAAAGGTAGATTTCCGTTCCTAGGACATACTTCGTCGTTATGGATTGGAGATTCTTGATATTGTCCGCGCCTCGGATAAAGAAGTGAGCCCGGTCGACCGGGAAGGAGTCCCATTGAAACTCCTTCTTCGGCGGGAGGAGCCGGGCTGTCGAGGCGCAGTTCTCGAGCAAAGGACGGAGCCGGGTCTCGGCTAGGAGTTTAGCCTTCGAGTCGGTCGGAGCGTAGACGACGGCGGCGGCGGGAGCCCGGCTCGCGATATACGGAACGCAACTCTCGAGGACTAGCGAGCCGCCTGTCTGAATCGGCTTCATTAGGGCGACGAGTTGAACGAGGGGGTCGAAGCAACTCTCTAGGGGTTCCCTCAGCCAAGGGGTCGTCACTAGGGAGAACCTCCCGCGCTTAGGGCTGTAAGGAATGTCGAGGATTCCCTCGCGGCTCGACAGCCAATCGACAACCCCTAGCCGGGACTCCGGACGGAAGACGCTCCGAAGGTCTCTCTCGAACTCGGCCGCGACATCCTCGGGAGTCTGAATCATTCCAAGCCGGGAGCCTCCCCCTCCTCCTCCTCGGGTAGCGGAGCCGGCTCGTCCTGTTTCTCCGGCTCATCGGACTTCTCGGGAGCGTCTCCCAAGTCCTCGCCGAAGAGCGACTCCGTCGCGTCCTTAGCCTCGGAATAAAGCCGGGCTAGGACTGTCGCCCGGAAATCGCGGAAAGCCTTTAGCGCGAGAGCCGGGTCGTTAGGGTTCGCCTTCGGAGCGAACTCGAACTCCGCGTTCTCTAACTCCGACCGGACTCCCCCTAGAACCTTGCGGAACCTCTCGAGCGAGGTCGCCCGGGTTATCAACTGCCGGGAGGCGAGAGCCCTAGCCGTCGCCTCCTTCTCGATTCGGAGTAGCATCGAGAGAGACTTATCGTAAGCCGTGAATCGCTTCGACGAGTCGGGAGCCGGAGGGTTAGACCTAAGCGACCTCAGCCACTCCGACCGGGTGAAGTCCACCAATCGCCTTTGCTTCTCTAGAGCGTCCGCGATTGCGTCCGCGTTCTTGACCGGGAGCCGAGGGGCATCCTCCGCGCCGACTGTCCCGGTCGCCCCGGGCTCGGACGATACCTCGCCGGCTCCGGCGACGGCTTGCTCCTCGAGCCTCCGGTTGAGGTTCCCTACGGCTCCCGCCCGGCTCGCTCGCCAAGCCTCCGCGTCCTCGACCGAGGACAAGGGCATTCCGGCCGCGACCATTGCATTGATGCGAGCCCGGGCGAGCCCCCATCTATTCGCAAGGTCTATCTGCCGGACAGCCATTATCAACCCTCGCTCAAGTCGAACTTATGATTGCACCGGGGACACCGGACGGACGAGTCCGGAGCCTCGCCCCCATCTCCGGCCGGCGGGATATCCTCGTCGCTCTCCGGGTTAAGGATTGCCTCGACCTCGTCCGAGTTGAACCCGGCCGCACCCAAAAGTGAGTCGTCGAGCGCGGCGACCTCGGCCGAGAGGAGAGCATCGTCCCACCCTGCCAAGTCCGCGAGCCGGTTATCGGCGAGGCAGTAAGCCCGAGCCTCGTCCCGGGAGAACCCGGTTAGGACGACGACCGGGACGCGGTCTAGCCCGGCTAGGCGAGCCGCCGTCGTCCGGCCGTGGCCGGCTACGAGTTCTCCGTCCTCGAGGACGATAGCCGGCGAGACGAAACCGAACCGGGAGATAGAATCCCGGAGCCTCTCGAGTTGCTCCGGCGAGTGAGTCCTCGCGTTACCGGGGTAGGGCTTGAGGTCGTCTAGCGACCGGAACTCGAACCGGACGCGGCTCGGGACGGAAGAGTCTTCGCGTTCTTCGCGTTTCATTTAGACGAAGGTTTTTGGGGGTTAATGAGTTGAGTCATTTTGTCCGAGTTCGCAAAAAGTCGATTAGAGGGCATAAAATCGCGAGTATTTACACATAAAAAAGGGGGGTTTGGTCGTTCGCCCGACC